CTGCTCCATAACAGAGTTAATTTTTTCTTCTAGTTCGCTAATCTTGTCAGACTGTGCTTCGAGAACATCGTATTTCTCATCCGGCACGTCAATATAGTGATCTTCAAACAACTGTTTCAGTCCAGAGATAAAGTCTTCTGCAATCTCGCCCTTCAAACCGCGCTCGATTGCCAACTCGTTCTCTTTAGTCCATTCCTCTACAACGTAGTTGAGATAAGTATCGACTTTTTCTGTAAGAGTATCAACTGACTCTTCCAGTTTTACATCAAACTCGGAAGACATCGTTTCGTGAATACGAGTGATTTCTTCGCGTGTCTTCGATTTAACAGCAGCTTCAAAGATTGTCGCTGCCTTTTCTTTAAACTCTTCAGAAAGACCTTCACCATCTACGAGAGCGGCAACGTCTTCCTTGACACTGATAGACTTGATCTTCTCTTCGATCTCATCTTTTGCAGCGTTAAGTTTCTCTAACTCTTCTTCTGTCTGGGCATTTTCTGCCTCAGAAAGTTTCCCAGCGTGAGCAGCAATCATCTCTTCGATGTCACTCTTCTTCATCTTCCCGATTTGCTCTAGAGCTTGTGCTTTAGTCTGTTTCTTTGCTTCAGCAACAACTTCACCCTCCTCTGGTACATGACCAGCAGCGAGTTTCTGAGGGGTATCTGCTTTACCAGCACCCTTCTGTTGTGCATCACCGGAAACTGCTTTTGCAGCTGCCGCGGCCTTCTTACCAATTGCCTTTTCGGCGCGATCTTCATCCGCACCCTTTTCGACTTTGGCTTCTGGATCAGCACCACCAACGTCGGCAACTTCACCTCCGGGTGTTTCATTTCCAATTTTCTTTTTGCCTTCAGCTGGAGTAGCACCCTTAGTCTGGGCATCACTTGCTTCTTCGAGCTCTGCAAGCACTTCTGCTTCCAGTTCTTCGATTGTTTGTTCTAGTTCTGACATAGGGTGTCTCCTTACCTGTCTCTGTTGATTATTTATAAATTAAAGTCTTTTAAGAAACTTTGCGAACTGCAACGCTTCCTTATTTGCGTCCCTTTGGCGTTGCTTCACGTCAAATTCTTTCTGCATCTCAACCATTTCCGATTCCAACAACGCTCCGTTGTTCCAAACCCACTCTTTACCTTCCATAATCCCTTCAACAAAAGCGTTTGGTGCGGAAGGATCAGCAACAATGTCTGCTGCTGTCGCGAGATAAAAGTCGTCGCGCACATAACTTGCGCCGCCCTTTTCGTCTAAACTGCCCATTCCCCGTGAGGAGACGCCCAATTTTGCACCTTCGTCCATAAGACTCTTCACAATCTCACCCATAGGCGTAGACATAATCTTCGCCTCTCCAATAAAGTTCTTTCCCTCTGGTGTCAGAGAAGTGATCATATGGGATACACGTTCCAGATTGACGGTTGGTCCGTCAGGATGGCCAAGTTCACCAAATGCACGTTTCTCGTTGATAAAATTCTTATTGTACTTTGTAACTTCCTTCTGAAGAATTTCCATAGGATATACACGACCATTACGGTTTTTGATATCCGCTTGCATAAAAATGCCGCGAATCTTGTAGTCCTTACCACCGTCCTCTTTTGCTTCAGTGATATATTCTACATCTTCTACCGCTTCTGAAAATAGTTTCATTGTTCTATCCTTACGCTGTCCAAGCTGAATCTTTTTTGAATTCGATAATAACAAATCCAGATGTACCAAAAGTAGTTATTTCATGATCACCAGAAGTTACGGTTGTGTTTGCAGCAGTTCCGGCGATAAGACCAGCAGAACCATCATAATGTCCAGTTCCGGCAAGTCTAATCTGAACAATATCCGTTCCAGAAGATACTTCTTGAAGCTCAATATGTCCAGTATCATCATCGGCACTACCTTGAGTTAATGCCCACCAAAGTCTAGAGATGTCCAATTTTGCACCGTTCGCGTGGCCACTCAGAGCACTTGCATCTAAAATAGCACCATCTGCTGCAGCATCATCTTCGATATCAACTTTAATTGTAACTGTTCCACCAGCGCCGGGTGCATTAACGACAGTATCTCTGAGTGTTCTTGTAACAATGGCCATTCTTATCCCCTAGATCGCTAACATTTCTTTTTCAAAATATCCAAGAAGTTCCTTCTCAGGGACTTTATATTTCTTTGATACATCAGTAATTGTTCTTTCGAAACTATTTAGGAAATCTGAAGGTTTAGAATCCATTTTTTTGAACAAATCGTCTACAGCATCCTTCATTTTAGGTGAAAGACGCTTATATTGCTGCGATTTCTTGTGTTCATCCCGTTCAACAACGGTTGACTCATAGATTTCCTCAATCCGTTTCATTTACATCCGCTTCCTGATCCGTATGACTTGACGCAACAAAAGTCTTTGATACTTCTTTGCGTTTAATTTCCAATGTATCACCAATCTTTGTGGCCATCGCAACATTGAATGCGGTTTCTGCTCCAAGATTATCTCCTGTTGCAATTGAATCTACAAATTCTTTACTCATTATTCATCTCCCTTATTACCGAATTTTGTGGCATCATCTGGAACACCATCTTGCTCTGGGTCTTCATAGTCTGGCATCTGTTCCGGCGGAATAACACTGCCGTCACCATCCTGTGGATACCTTGTTATACCGTCACCACCATCAGGCATTGAAACTCCACCGTCCATCGGATCAGTATCAAGTTCTTTCGCCATCTGATCACGCATTTCTTTAATTTCTGCATCAGTCAGATTCAGAACTTTCCTCAATACATATTCCTTACTGAAGAATGTACCAATATAAGACTGAATACCATCAAGTGTCTGAATACGGTCATTAAGAAGTTCTGCATCCTTCAGCTCTGCAAAGTGACCATCTTCCATGAAGTCGTACTGAATATGTTCTTGCATCCTCGGCCAATCTTCTGGAGAAATTATTCCTTTAAGGAGTAGGTTAGTCTTGAGCAAGTCAGTGAATAGGGGGGTAAATTTCTTACGAATACGTTGTACGAACTTGGTGAACTTGAGTTCATCTCTAGTAATCTCTGTTGTCCTTCCCAGACTAAATCCATTTTCTGCTTCAAGTCGTGAAATAGGCACGTTAAGTGAACGGTATAATTTCCGTTGGAAATATACGATATCATCAATTTCTCCTAGATTTTGCCCGCCGGGTAGTGTAGAAATCTCAGTACCTCTACCACCTTCTCGCCGTGGAAGCCAAAAGTCTTCAAGCATCGACATATGATTTCGGTCATCTCTTATTTCCCCTGTGGTTGCATCGTAAACCAACTTGTTACGATAACGGTTCATCACATCTTTTAGATACTGTTCTGCTTTGATCTTTGGTAGATTACCAACGTCAATGTAGAAAATTCTACGTTCCGGCGCGCGAGCGATACGATATATAACAATCGCATCCTCAACCATACGCAGCTGGTTAACTGGTTTAATCGCTTTTTGGAGATGCGAGACAACCTGTCCAGAATTTGCATCTAAAAGACCTGATGGAACATACACAACCGAATCAAGAGCAATCCTAATTCCTTGATTATTTCCCCCGCCTGACGCGGTTGAAAATCCCTTATCATTATAGATGAAATACTCATCTACTTTGGTTATCATTTCAATACCTTGATTCTTTGGATCAGGGTCTTTCTGTGTTTCTTTAACTTTACGAATCTTAGTAGGATCAATATGTCTTAACTGTATAAGTCCCTTCTTCGGGTCTTTAGAATCGATCATTTTATGATAGTAAATACGCCCGTCGATATACCAGCGACGAAAAATGTCGTGACCCTTTTCACCAAAATTGAGAAGCCTCAGAACTTCACTGAATTCTGATCTAATCCTTCTTTTAATTTTTTCTGGATAAGGTAGATTATGTAAATCTATATTAACTGGAATGTCGTTAAGGTTTGAAATAATACCTTCATTCACAATATCTTCAATCGCAGCATCACACTCCGACTGCATAGATATATCTCTATAACGACGAATGAGATCAAGGTCAGATCGTTCTCTTCCATCTGTATCTAGAACAGATGCAAAGAAACCACCGCCAGCGATCTCAATCGTACCATCATCAGGAGTAGGGTCCGTGAAAGTTTTTTCACGGGGGCCCTGATCCTTTTGTGCTTTTGCTATCGTAAAACCGAATAATTCTGCCATAATATCTCCTACCGTCTATTTAGTAGGTTCAAATTAGAAGTTAACTCCAGAAGCTTCAAAATGTTGATACCTCCAAGATACTTCAAACTCTTCAATTGTGTCATTAGTTGTAGCATCCAACGGAATTGCTGCACCACTTGTTGTTGGCCAACAATTTTTTAAGATATAGGTTTTAAGAACTGTATCGTCACGATCTAGCTGGTCCACAGTCAAATCAGTCTGGTAGTCAGCTGGAGAAACAACACCAGTATTCAGTGCGAAATCATTGATACCATTCGACCACCGTTCAATTGCATTCTTGATCATAAAGTCTGTATCATTATAGAATGTAGTCGTCCAAGATTCTGGGGTAGCCCGGTCACCAGCTAAGAAGATAGCGCGACCACGGAAGTTGAGCGTTATTTCACCAAGCGCACTCGTTGGTAATGTTGATGCTTTACATAGAAAAGATGTTCTACGAACATCGAGTCCGATTGAGATACCAGATGGTGGAGTAATTGTTACCCGAAACTGATTGGGGCGTACACCACCACCGATCAAATTAGCTTTGAAATCATCTATGTTTGCCATGATTAACCTCCTACCTCACTAAACGCAACACCAGTTCTCACGGCGATGAAGTTTAGTGTAATAAAGTTGATTGATCTTGCTGGTTTAATGTAGATGTCTCCAATAAACTCGTTACGGTCAATGACCTCACCAGTATTATTAGTTGAATCACAGATCACCCTAAAGTCGAAAATACCTCGACGACCCTGAACATCTCGCAAGAAGGGTTCTACCATGTTACGGAACTGTGCCCGCGTAAACTCATCGTTGAACTCAAAAAGCATATACTTAGAAGCAGTGGCGATTGCCTTCTCAAGAACAAGGAACAGACGACGCACGTTGATGCGATCAAATGCACTTGGTTTTGCGAGAGCAGTTTTATCACCAAAGAGTGTAACACCCTGTCCGGGGAAATCAACCACTGGATTGATCCGAGCCTTATAGAGAATGTCACGATCTGCCTTCATTGGGTTGTAAGCAAGTTTAATTGCACTTCGAACATTACCACGATTGTAACCAGCTGGTGAGTACCAAGGGTCTGCAACACTGTCTGTGTAAGCACAAAGACCAGCAGTATCACCATTTAGTGGTACGAATCGATACACATCACTATACTTGTCATACATGTACTTGTATCCACTGTCGAATACCATGTACGAAGATGATGGGCACTTATTAAACGCATCTTTGACATTTTCTGTTTGAGTAATAGATGAGGTAACACCGACAATTGCAGCACGATAAGGTGATACGAAACCAACGCAGTCCTTACGAAGTTCAACAAGGTCTGTGATCATGGTCACAAAGGTGTCCTGTCCAGCTTCTGTATCTGCAACACCAGAACTTGGACCACCCAAGATCAAATTAACATCAAGATTTTCTGTGTCAGAAAACTTGTCATATGCGATTTCAACTTCACCAGCAGTAACAGAATAATCATCTGTTCCACCTGTTAGTGTATCAACTGAAACACCAGCTACCACTGTGTAGTCCGTCCCTGTGGCAACATCTGTACCCCAGTTAGTACCAGCAGCAATATGGTCTGTCCAGTAGATGTAGTTTGACTCACGGAAGATAACATCTGGGTAGTAGTTGTTACCACCCTGAGTTGTCTTTGCAGATGAGTTCTTAGACACGCCCGTGTACGTTTCGATTACCGCGGCCGTGCGCTGTCCTTTAACATCAACATCTTTACCAGTGATGTCACCTGTTTTATCATAAACTGCAATATGCAATTCATCCAGTTCACCGCGAGCATTTGCAATTGCCCAATCAGATGTGCCGGGGAAGTCAATGAATAGGTCACTGAAACGCCACCGACGACGAATGAGAGAGTTATCAGGAATAATCGTCTGAAGTCCGCCACCAGCAGGATCATCAAGAACCCGAATGGTGAGAGTTTCGGTGGAAATCGCAGTAACTTCGTATTCTACGTTACCCGATTCTACTCTGTCATGTCCAGCAGCTGCTGAAAACACCAGAGGAATATCGTTTGCAACAGTGATTGCCTTATCAAGGATAACAGCAGTCTGCGAAGTAACTGTGGCAATTTTAACCACTTCGTCACCATCA